CCCGTGGTGTATTCACGGCGGGCCGCTTCCGCGAGGTACTCCGCCGTGGGTTGCTCTACTCCATCTGTACCAATGACTTGCTCATTCATTTGTTTCTCCTTGTGGTGGGATCTACTATATCAGGATCTATACCTTGGTGCCATAGACGCGCACGCTCGGTATGTTTAAGTTCGGCTGCTTTATCGCCATCTTGGCGCGCACATCCGGCAAGCTCCCATTCTTGATCTGCCTTGCGGATATGTCTAGGTGGGAATCCTTTACCGGATCTTATGCTCACGCTACTTCCTTGATCGTATCTAGTGCGGCGTTCCACAGCCCCACGTTGATACGGACGGTTTCGTCCACGCGCTTCACGGGGGCACTCACGTACACGCGGCCCGCAGCGTTGACGCCTTGCACTCCTCCGATGGTGACGAGCCATCGCTGTGCGTGATTGTAGACCTGCCACATCGTAAGACCATAGTCATCCTTCAGCCACGGGCTGAGCTGCAAGTCCGCAGGTTGGACAGACGATCCGTGCGGCCACCGGACGGCAATGGCACGTGCGAAGTACGAAAGCATCTGTGCCTCTGTGATGATGGCATCCTTCAACCGCTCAGCAATACGCATTTTCTCCGGCAGCACGCGCATAAACTCCGCGCTGAGCTGGATGGCCGTCACGCCTTGGGGTCCGGCTTGACGCATCGTGTGGTGGGCCTTCACGCTGCCCATAATCTCGCCCCACACCAGACCATTCGTGCAGACATGGCGGAACGCGCCGTCAAAGTATTTCCAGCTTGCCGTGCCGTCGTGTGCGTTCATGATAATGGCCTCCGGCACAAACTCGTCACCAACGGCGTCTTGGTGGCGCATCCGGATGAAGTGGCGGGCGTAGGCCCAACGGTTCATGTCCCGCACAAACTTCTGGCCCGCTGCGGTGACCTGCCATCCTTCTTTCCGCATGGCTTCGATCATCTCTATGGTGCTCACGAACTGGTACGTGTGCTTCGTGCGCTCCGGGTGCGGCGCAACTGCGAAGATGGCGGGTGCCACTGCCTCTAGATCGGCATTGGTGGCGTTCGTAAAGTTCTTGATCTGCAACGCCCCTTGGGATGGCGCGTAGCGAACTGTGCCTGCGATGTTCATGGTTTATCCTTTTAAGTGGCGACTGGTTTCGTTAATCGCTATCTGAATATTAAGCGTGGGAAAATCTGGACCATTTGGTTTGGTGCTCCAGCGAGTGATTGCCTCCACTAATTGAACCTGCGTGGGGTGGGGCAACTTGCTGAGAAGAAAAGCTATGGTGCTCAGTAGAGCCTGTTGCTGTGTCTTAGTCATGTCACTCCTTCGTGGTGGAAAGATGTGAGGCTCGCGCCGCACTAACTACATTATACCTTGCGAAGCGGGCCGAATGCAAGTTCTAATTTGCACCGGCCCGAGCTTCCTAAAGAGTGACTAGAGCGAGATATTCCAGTGCTTCGCCCACACAGTCGTGGGCATCTTCCAACGCCGCAGCGTTCGCGAGGAATGCTTTTGTTTTCGGTGCTTGTGGGGCCGTCTTCAAAAGTTCGTCGTACACGGCCCGCTCTTCTGGGCCAATGGTTTCCAGTATTTTCTTGGCGGTCTTAAGATATTCCAGCGCCACATTCATCCTGTGAAGTCTGTTAAAATCCATCGTCTTCTCCCAGTGCATCTTCACACACGGCCCGCTTGGTCGGGAATGGCCCAGTGGCTTCCCCATCGGGCAAGCATCCAGGGGAACAGCTCCACCAGTACCAACCCTCTTCTTCGGGCCAGTCCTTGTTGTGCTCGGCAAACCGCTTGAGCTCTTCGCCCCGCAGGTAGAAGATTTCGATGTTGCGGGCGCGGCACTTCTGGACCAACTCATCGTCCGCCTTGGCCGCAAGGGTCGGTGTTCTAAGCTCGCCCGTGTGGGGCGAGTACAGCATCTGGACTACTTCATCCAAGCTAACAGGATCCTTCACTTTATTTTCCTTTCGTGGTGGGACAACGGAAACAAACAATTTTCTGCCCTTGGTACTTGTTGAACGCATGGGTGGATATGAGCTTTTCGTGGCCGCAGGCCAGTTTCGCCCAGACCCACCCACGGCGATAGATTACAAATTCTGGCGTAAGGGCGACTAGCATGTTCATAGCCAGTTCCAGATGTGCTTGACCGCTGCCATCAGCAGCACTACGGGTGCGCCCCAGATTATCAGTAAGAGGGGCACACCAACCAGAACAGCAGTGAGTTTGACTATCATCACTGACTTTCTCGGCGGCCAACATCGTACCAGTTAACCATTAGCCGGGCGATCCAATCAAGGTTCCGCTCCGTCACCGGTTGGTCGGGAATATTGTTACGTACAAACTCCAGCATTTCCGCATAGGTCAGGGGTTTCATTTCTAATTCTCCTTTCGGTGGTGGTTGCTACAGGACCATTATACCGCAGCAATGGCCGGATGGGTCATCTTTTTACCGTCTTCAGGATGTGCGACAAAATCGCACGGGTGCGTCCGTGGGGCAAAAGCAGAATAACGATTTCGACTATGAACTTCATTTTATTTTTCCTAGATTGAAAGATTTATTTTTTCTCTGCCGGAGGGCATTTCTAAACGCAGCCGACGGTGGTACTTCGCGGCAGAGCTTAGAAATGCCAACAGCCCCAAACTTCGGGGCTCTTGGCTACGCCTTTCGGCGCTTACTTGGTTTCTGCGGCAACTGGCGCGGTCGCCACGGCGTTCAGCGTTATAAACCCGTGGGCCAAATCCCACGCCACGTTCGCGGTCAGCAGGGCGAATTTTCCCTTGTGGCCCGCTTTGGCGCTATTTTCCATGCACGCGGCAAGCGTAGCGCCAACTTCGTAAAACGAAAATGCCGTGTGGGCAGCGCATCCGGCCCGCTTCGGGTTGGGCACAACCGTCGCCACGGTCTGCTGCAAGTTAAAATTCGCCCGCGTAACGTAGCGCGGCGCTTTCGCGGGTGCCACTGCGTTCGCCGCCACTTGCGCGGGCGTAATCGCCGTGGTTTCCGCGGGTGCGGGTGCGTTTACAACGGTCACAACGGGTGCATCTTGCGCGGGTGCGCTCACAACGGTCACAACGGGCGTGCTAGGCGCTTGCGCGGCCTTTTTCGTGCTGTTCTTGCGTGCCATGGTTTTCTCCAAGTGGCGGGTTTGGCGGGTGCCGGTCGGCCCCGCACAGTATATAGAGCAAGCGCCATGCCAGGAGCGCGGGTTTGGGCCAACTATTTGGACGGAGCGCAAATGGGGCCATAGGCGGGCGAGAGGGTGCCAGTGGCGGGGTAGGTAGCGGGTGCGTGCTCTGCGTGGCGCTTGGTCGCGTTTAGGTGGGGTTGCGCCGGTCTGTGCCGGGTGCAAGGGTAACGCCCTGCACCCTTGCCCAACATTTAGGGCGACTGGGTATAGTATGGCATAGTATGTGCTGGGTGCCGCTAGAGGGCACATTGTGCCGCCCTTGCACGGCACCCTGCACAGGGGAGCAAGGGTGACGCGGGACGACACATTGTGCTGAATTCAGGCACTGAAGGAAAATGCTTCATTCTCAACCCTGCAATGGTGCATGGGTGCTCCATATTGGTGCGTGGCTCTACGCCCGTGGGTGTGGGTGTGCAGGGTAGTTATATATAAGACTATAAAACATGATATATATACATAACATACCCCTTATTACAGCCCTATGCATTTGCACGGCCTGCACAAGAGCCCCCTTGCACGCTCTGCCCCTATGCATAGGCCCCCCTCCGTAGACCGGCGTCGGCGCGTCTATAATCGCGTTCTGGTGCCGATGCGCGCGATGTGGAGCTGAATTCGCGATGAGCTCTTTCGTATCCACTGTTGCGTCCTTGGTCTAGGTCTGTTGTCTTTTCGCAAAACCACAAACGTTCTGTTGTCTGTGGTCTAGGCACCCCCTAGTGAGCCCGCAGGCGGGGGTGGCCCTGTGGAGTCGCCCCCACCTTCCACGTTCCAGCGAGAGTATTAGGAATGAGACAGTCCGGTGAGATATTTACATCAGGAAAAGGGAACCACCTGCGGAAATACTTGCGCTTTGCACCCGGTGCGCGTATAGTGCGACCATGGACGATATCGTAAAGAAAAACGTCGATACTCTCAAGGAACGTCTGACGACGGCTGCGCTTGAGGTAGCCACCCCTCAGTGGTGTCGGGCGTATTGGAGAGCCCACAACACGAAACTTGTAGAGATGATAGAGAAGCAAATGCCTCAGGAGGTGAGGGGAGCTGGTCCACTAGGAGAGCATGTGTTCAAGGTTGTCCACTCCATCAAACAGTCACCCCTTGATGGAGAGCTGCCCGCGTTGGAGGGAGAGCTGGTCCGGAAGGTAGAGTCGAGTGGATGAACTCCACAGTATCTACAGCCCCCGCCACCAGTTTATACCTTTCCACGAGAGGACGCAGCGGTGGGGAGTGCTAGTATGTCACAGGCGCGCAGGTAAGACCGTAGCGGGAGTGAACGAATTAGTAGAGAGGGCGATGTATACGCCCAAGGAGAACGCTAGATACTCTTACGTGGCACCATTCTATTCCCAGGCCAAGTCAGTAGCGTGGGATTATCTCCTCCGGTATAGCGCCCCCTTTCGTAGAAAGGCTAATATCGCGGAACTCACGGTCGAGCTTGTGAATAACTCAAGAGTCCGCCTGTTTGGAGGGGATAACCCCGACGCACTGCGGGGGCTGTATCACGACGGTGTCCTCATGGATGAACCGGCTCAGCAAAAACCACGCCTCTGGCCGGAGATTATCCGGCCCGCACTGAGCGATCGCAAGGGGTGGGCGGTGTTTATGGGAACACCGGCAGGGAAGAATGAGTTCTGGGACATCTGGGATAAAGCGCAGAATAACCCAGAGTGGTTTAGCATGATCCTCCGGGCGTCCGAGTCCCACATTCTGGACGAGGAGGAGTTAAGGCAGGCCCGGGAGATGATGGATGAAGAAGAATACGCCCAGGAGTACGAGTGCAGCTTCGATGCGGCGATACGAGGGAGCTTCTACGGGCGGGATATCAACCGAGCCATCCTCGAAAACCGCGTTGGAATCTACCCCTACGAAGAAGGCCATAAGGTCTACACCTGTTGGGATCTGGGTTACACCGACGATACGGTTATCTGGTTTTTCCAGGTCATTGCTAACCGCCCTATTTTCTTTGACTGCTACGCAGCATCGGGTCTGCAGATAAGCGACTACGTTGATGTTCTGCATAACAAGAAAGACCAGTATGGCTGGACTTACGGGACGTATTATCTGCCCCACGATGTGCGGGCCAAGTCCCTACAGACGGGCCGCAGTATGCAGGAGCAGCTACTTTCCTTCGACATACGCGGGCGTATCGCCCCCGAGATGTCCGTACAGGATGGAATACAGGCCACAAGAAAGATGCTCGGCATTGCGTGCTTTGATGCCCAAAATTGCCGAGTCGGTATGGAGGCATTGAAGCAATACCAACGCGAGTGGAGTGAAGACAAGAAGGCATTTCATGAACGGCCCCGCCACGACTGGACATCTCACTATGCCGACGCCTTGCGGATAGGAGCACTGGGCTACCGCGAGGACTTTGGTGTTTCGCAGTCCATATGGGTGCCGCCGAAATATCGTGAAAAACCCCCAATGTCTCAGGGGATGCAGCTTAACGAGCTCTGGAAGACACTTCCACCACCGATGGGTCGGTGGAACAGGAGAATATGATGAGCGGTACGAATAACGACGACCAGATGTCTCGTGGAGTAGCGGCGCTCGAAAAGGTAGAGGACTTCGGACCGGGCAAGGGCGGTCAATTCAAGCGATGGAAGGCTGAGCTGGACGCCGGTAAGCGGTCCGAACAGACTTTTGTCAAGCGAGCAGAGAAGACACTCAAGCGGTACCGAGACGAGCGGGACGCTGCGGACGCGCAGGACCGTAAATTCAACATCCTGTGGGCGAATGTACAGACGCTCAAGCCTGCGGTGTACTCCAAACCTCCCGAGCCGGAGGTATCCCGCCGCTTTGATACATCCAGTCAAATCAACCGGGTAGCGGCCTCCATGTTGGAGCGCAACCTGCATTTCACGGTGTGCGAACATTCCATGTTCGACGCCACGATGAACCAATGTGTAGAAGATCGGCTGTTGCCGGGTCGTGGTACGGCGTGGGTCCGCTATGTGGCAGATATGAAGCCCGTGTATCACACGCGGCCGACGGCGTTGCCGCCAGTTCCACCCCCGCCTCCAGACCAACCTCAACCCCCTACGCCGGGGACGCCAGAAGGAGCGCCGCCGCCGCCGCAAGGGGGAGTCCCCGGTGCCGCCCCAATGGGCGGACCCCCGGCACCCCCTACAGGAATGACAGGAGCACCCGGTCCTGGATTTGGGGGTCCGCCTCCGACGCAGCCACCGATCGAGCAACTGCCGCAGGGACCGCTACAGATGTTGGGAGCTCCGCAGCCGACACCGCTGCCCATAACTCCTCCTCAGCCTAAGGATGCGCAGAACAAGGCGGTTACAGGTGACGCGTATGAATCCAGCGTTATCAGTGGCGAGCAGGTGTGCTTCGACTACGTGTACTGGAAAGACTTCCGCATGTCGCCGTGCCGGACGTGGGACGAGTGCTGTTGGGTGGCGCGTCGCGTGTACATGACCCGCGAGAACGGTAACAAGCGATTTACTGAAGCTGTGTTCAAGGACGTGCCGCTGAACCACACGGAGAAGATTACAGAGGAAGATAAGCTCGGGAATAAGTCCTTCGCAGGCGGCAGCGGCGTCCTCAAGAAAGCGGCGGTTTGGGAAATATGGAGTAAAGATGACCTTAAAGTCTACTGGCTCTGTGAGGACCATCCGGAAGTCCTCGATGTTCGGGACGACCTGTTCCAGTTGGACGACTTCTTCCCGTGTCCGAAGCCGTTGCTCGCAACAACGACTAACGAAAGCACAATTCCTATTCCTGATTACTGCATGTACCAGGATCAAGCACAGGAACTCGATCAGATCACGAATCGTATATCTCTCCTTACGCAAGCTCTTAAGGTTATCGGCCTTTACGACAAGACCCAGGATGGAGTTCAAAGGCTTCTCACCGAGGGTGTAGACAACGTAATGATCCCGGTGGACAACTGGGCGATGTTTGCAGAGCGCGGCGGGCTGAAAGGTACGGTTGATTTCTTCCCCGTGGAGCTGGTGTCCAAGGTGTTAACTCAGCTGATTACCGACCGGGGGACTGTCAAACAGGACATTTACGAAATTACGGGTATTGCAGACATCGTGCGTGGCGCATCGGTGGCCTCGGAAACGGCCACCGCGCAGACTATCAAGGAAAAGTTCGCCAACATTCGCATCAACGACGTCCAGAAGGATATCGCACGGTTTGCGAGTGACTTGATTAATATGGCCGCGCAGTTGATGACCAATTTCTTCCAACCGGAGACTTTGATCATCAACGCTGACCTGCAAGACCCAGAGGGGCCAGACTTTCAGTATGTGTCGCGAGCTGTCCAGCTCATTAAGGACGGTAAGCTCATTCAGCATAAGATTACGGTCAGCGTCGACGCCATTACGGAGCAGGACGATAAGGACGAGCAGACCGCCCGGAACGACTTTATGCAGAATTTCGGGTATTTGATGCAGCAGATGGTGCCCGCCGTGGAGAAAATGCCCTCCATTGCGCCGATGATTGGTCACATCATGTTGTGGTCGGTGCGTGGCTTTAAGATAGGCCGCGACATTGAAGGGGAGATCGAGCAGGGCATCGCGCAGATGGCGAAGCAAGGGCCACCGGCTCCCCCGCCAGACCCGGCACAGCAGAAACTCCAAGCGGAGCAGCAGGCGCATCAGCAAGACATGCAGCAGGCGCAGGAGAAACATCAAGCTGATGCGGCGCGGGAGCAAGAGCTGCTAGCGATTAAACAGCAGTCCAATGCTGAGGATTTGAGCTACACTGAGAAAAAGCACGCGGAAGAACTCAATTTCATTCGGCAAAAGAACGCGCTTGCGCTGGAAGGCATTGCGCTTACGACTACAACGAAGGTGGACGCCGCCGCGCAGCAGACCGCACAGGATCTCGCCACTACGGGGAGTGCCCACGTACAGAAACTGGCTCATGCAGATGAAACTCAGGCGCAGAAACTGGCGCACGGTGCCACGGCAGGAATACAGGACCTGACCCAATCTGATCTGACGCACCAACAGGGTTTGGATCAGGGTGCTGAAGCCCATGCTGCGGGGCAGTCGCAGCAGGCAGATGCCGCAGCTCAGGCGCTCGCACAGGCTGAGGCAGCGGCCAAAGCGAAGAAGGAGCCTGGAAAATGAAACGCAGGTTTCGTTATGATCGAGCTACGGATTGCATGGTGGAAGTATCTATTGACCCAGAGGTGGAAAGATTGCCGATGGTGCATGGGGATATTCCGCCATTTGTTTCGCCGCTCGATGGCAGTGTCGTCCAAGGACGTCGCGCCTATGAGAACCACATGCGGAAACACAACGTCGTCCCCTTTGAAAAGGGAGATGAGACGCGCAAGCCAGTATTCAACACGCCGCCAGAACAGAAGGCGCGGCGTGAGATGATCTGGGAATACACAGATCGCGTATCACGAGGTCACAAGGCTCGGGACTAACCTAGAGGACGACATGCCACCGGAAGAACAAGCACCCCCATCAATAGCGGATTCACTCAATGCTGCCATTGACACAGTCGAACAAGCGACTCCATCCACACCCGAACCTGCCGCCCCGGCGGAAGCGTCGAGTGGTGACCAGACGCCTGCGCTTGCGCCCCGCGAGGGACGTGATTCACGTGGGAGGTTTGTAGGTGGAAAGACGGCTGACACACCGGCTCATCTGGGACGTCCTGACGCGCCAGACGCGCAGGCCGCTCCCACGAGTACGCAAGCTCCGGCTGCGCCAGTGGATCCTGCAACGGGTCAGCCTCAGACGCAAGCGCCCGCTGCCGACATTGCTCCTCCGGCGTGGAAAGATGATGTCAAGGCGATGTGGGGTAAGCTGGATCCGTCCGTTAAAGCCGAAATAACCCGCCGAGAACGCGAAATTACCGTTGGCTTGCAGCGGGCAGGAGACGCTCGTCGGTTTGGCGATTCTATTATGGGGGAGTTTGCCCCCTATGCGGAAATCCTGCAACAGGAAGGTGCGACGCCGCAGGCGGCAATTCGGGCACTGCTGGAAACGAGCTACACGCTTCGCTATGGCTCCCCCGAACACAAGCAGGCGTTGTTCATGTCGTTGGCGCAGCAGTACGGCATCGATCTCAAAAAGCAGATCGACCCCGAGCGGGCACGGCTAGAGTGGGAGCGTGATTCCCGCAACATTAACGACGCCCGTGCCGGAACACAGCAGCAGGTTCGGCTCCAACAGGAAGTACAGACTGAGCTGGAGCAGTTTATTCAGGCACCGGGGCACGAGTATTACGAGCGTGTACGGCCTGTGATGGCAGGGTTGCTGACGACGAATGCTGCTACGAATCTGCAGGAAGCCTATGACCGTGCCTGTTGGAGTGATCCGCAAGTACGAGCTGCACTTCAGCAAGCGGAGAATCTGCGGCGAGCTCAGGATCAGGGAAAGAACCGCAATGCGCTCGCTGCCGTGAATGGCGCACCGGGTTCTGTCGCCGCAGCATCAACCGCAGGAACTGATCCAAGCAAGCTTCGCGAGTTTCTGGAGGCTCAGTTTGCGAGTCCTGGAGGTCGCGTATAAAGTGCTTGCGTTTTGGGCCGGGGTGGCGCACACTGCTACGCACGAGCAGGTGACTTCACCCCAGTTCGTAGCGCAGCCTCCGATGGCTCAGCGCCCAAGAGCCGCAACGTAATTCACCCCATCGGAGGCATCACATGGCATTCGCCAACAGTCAGGTCAGCGACATCATCGCCACGACGATCCAGTCGCGTAGCGGGATTATCGCGGACAACGTAACAAAGAACAACGCCCTTCTGCGGCGTCTGCAAGGCCGGGGGAACAGCAAGCCCTTCTCCGGCGGTAACGTCATCATGCAGGAGCTGTCGTTCGCGCAGAACGGCAACGCCGGATGGTATTCCGGCTATGAAACACTCCCGACCGGCGCACAGGACGTCATCAGCGCCTCCCAGTTCGACATCAAGCAAGCGGCCTGCCCGGTTACGATCTCAGGGTTGGAGCTCCTGCAAAACAGCGGCAAGGAACAGATCATCGACCTGCTGGAAGGGCGCATGACCGTCGGTGAGGACACGATGCAGAATCTCGTGGCCCAAGGCGTCTACGCCAACGGAACAGGTTACGGCGGGAAGGAACTCACCGGTCTGGATGCCATGATCCCGGCCAACCCGCTTACCGGCGTCTATGGCGGCATCGATCGCGCCGCATGGCCCTTCTGGCAACCCCAGATCTACAAGGGCACGACGACTGGCGGCGCAGCCATCAGCGCCACGAACATCCAGGTCTACATGAACCGCCTGTGGGCGAAGCTCGTGCGCGGTCAGAACCGGCCAGACCTGATCGTGATGGACAACCTGATGTGGGCGTTCTACATGCAGTCCCTTCAGGCCATCCAACGCTTTAGCTCCAGCGACAGCGCCACGCTCGGCTTCCCGACCATCAAGTACATGGACGCGGACGTCGTGTTGGACGGCGGTCTGGGTGGGTTCGCACCGGCAACGGTCGCGTACTTCCTGGACACGAAGTATGCGTTCTTCCGGCCGCACCGGGACCGCAACTTCGTTGCCCTCGATCCGGGCAAGCGGTATTCCATCAACCAGGATGCAGTAACGCAGATCCTGGCTTTCGCGGGTAACATGACTTGCAGCAACTCTTCGCTGCAAGGTCGGCTGGACAACACGTAAGCCTCCCCTCAACCCATCTGTTAGCAAGGAGAATATCATGCCGGCAGGAGCATTTGCAGTACCGATGGCGGGGGCAACGATTGCCAACGTCTGGAAGCAGAAACTGAATGTGTCGTCGAATCTACCCGATGACGCGCAAGCCCCGTTCGCACTGGGCACTGTCAGTCTCATCACGCCGCCCGCAGGCACCAGTCGCACCGTGGCGAAGTTCTGCCGCGTCGGTGCAACGGGTATCGCAGCGGGAGCCACGGCGGGCATCGGCACGGATGGTGTCACAGCGGCAGCGGCGGGCGGAAACACGTGGACGAACGACACGGGCGTTGCGCTCGTGACGGGCGACTATGCGTGGCTGACGACCGGCCAAGTGACAGCACTCGCCGACGCTGCCGCCGCTCCTGCTGCGGAAACTCCTGCAAAGGACGCCAAGAAGGCTGCCTGACGCCCCTTGAGCTGTAACGAACGGGGGCCGGACCACGGCCCCCGTTTGCTTGTGGAGATTCTGTAATGCCACTTGTCAATCGTGCCCCGATAGATGCCGCCGGTAAGCTGACGGTGACAACGGCTGCGCCCACGACGGCGTGGCCGAAACTCGGAGGCATGACTTACGATCCGGCAACTGGCGCTCTCGCAGTTATTGACGCGGTGCCCGCAGCAGCCGATCCATGGGTGGGTGGAATTCGGTTCACCAATACCGGGCAGATGTATGTCATCACTGCGCTGCCCTCGCCCCTGTTCTACATCGGCGGTATTGCTGTATCCACAGATGGCCGGGTGTTCATGTCGAGTAGCCCGCCCGCGTATAGCGTGGGTGGATGGCCTGTTGCGGTGGACGGCAGCATTGCGAGCAGCGGCCTTGGGCCGGTGGTCCCCGTTGCTCCGACCGTGACCACCACCGCAGCCACGGCCCTCACCGACACCACGGCGACCATCAACGGTCTGGTGACGAGCAGCAATGCGGCCACCACCGCCTCTTTCGAGTACGGGCCGACCACGGCCTACGGCACCGTCGTCGCGGCGACCCAAAACCCATTCGCCGCCAACGCCTTCAATGCCCCCGCGTCGGCGGCCCTCACGGGGCTGTTCGCCGGGACGACCTACCACTACCGCATCCTCGGCACCAACAGCGTGGGCAACGCGGTCGGTGCCGACATGACGTTCCTCACCACCGGCGTGCAGCAGATCACGTTCGTCGCGCCGCTGATGACGACACTGGTGCCCACGTTCGCGGGCAACCCCTCGTTCACCTTCGGTCGGTCCTCGCTCGCCTATGCGATGGATTTCGAGGGTGTGCTGCGTAATGCGAGAGCCAGTGAGGCGCGGTTCCACGGTGCGCGGCGGGTGCGAAATTTGTTCACCGCAACCGGAACGCTTGCTACTCAGACACCAACTGTTGTCGCGGGGCAATACGTTATTTCATTCACCGGCACCGGCACGATCACTTATTCGGGTGCCGCATCCGGTTCACTGGTGGGGCAGGGGTCGGCAGTAAGGGCTGGAACGCCGCCGTTTACTGCAACTGCCGGTGGTCTGGTCTGCACTGTCACGGGTTCGGTGACAAACGCGCAACTCGAAAATGTGGACGGCCAATCCAACCAAGCCCCCGGCGAGTACGTCAGCGTTGGCGGCGCGGCTCCGTTCCACGGCAACGGCGTTGACGGCGTGCAATACTTCAACACCACCAACGCCAACAGCATAGCGAGCAACCTGTTCACGTTCTCGCAGGACTTCTCGCAGACGCCGCTGTGGTTCAAGGATCGCTGCACGATGGTAGGCGGCGTAGCGGCCCCCGACGGGACGACGACCGCGTTCACATTCGCGGACGACGCAACAAACGGTCGCCATGCATTCACCCAAGCCCCGCTTGGCGATCTCTCGTACCCCGCCAACCAGTTCCTTGCGAATAAGCCGCTCACGTTCAGCATCTATCTGAAAGCGGGCACGCTGACATGGGTGCAGTTGCAGGTGCCGATCCCCGGCGACTCCGCGTGGGCCAACTTCAATCTGGTGACGGGGTTGGTGGGGAACAGTGCGTCGGTCATTTCGCGCACCATGATCGCGCTGCCGAACGGTTGGTATCGCTGTTCGATGACGGTGGTGCCCTCGGATGATGTGTCCGGTCTTGTCGGGGCGTTGAGTTGCCTGTCCGACATCAACCATCTCGACGACGTTTACACCGGCACGGGACAGACCATGCTCGTGTGGGGCGCGCAGGTGGAGATCAGCTATTCACCATCGCCCTACACGGTAACGACCGCCACCCGCGTCCAAGGCATCGTGGTGGAAGCGGTGGGACTGCCGCTGCCCACGGGGCCGTTCGCGCCGGTCAACATGCTCGCGCAGTCGCAGGCGTTCACCCAACCGCCTGCGTGGACTCCGTTCGGCGCGACGTTGACTCCGAATGCCATCGCGGCCCCGGACGGCACGATGACCGGCACGCTGATGACGGAAAGTTTAGCCAACGAACAGCACCGTTTCTATCAGTTCATCGGCGGCTTCAACAACGCGATCCACACGGCGAGTTTCCATTTCAAGGCGGGCACGGCGCAGTGGGTTCAGCTTATCTACTACGATGGAAACTTCCACTACGCCAACTTCGATCTCATCAACGGAGTCATCGGCAACCGCGACACGCTCCCCGGCGGGTCGGCGTCGATGACGGCAGTGGGGAACGGTTGGTATCGTTGCTCCGTCACCTTCGTACAGGGGGGAAGCGGCAACGTATCTCCGTACATGATTCCTTCCAACATAACGACGACGAACACAGCCTATCCCGGCACGGGCAAGACGCTGTATGTGTGGGGGGCGCAGTACGAGCAGGCCGGGGCCGCGTCCACCTACGCCCCTACGGGGAGCGCGGCCAACTACACAGCAATGTTGGGCTGTGTCATGGAGAACGCGGCGACGAACATCTGCCTGCAATCGCAGACGTTTGAGACTGTGTTTTGGACGAAGCCTAACGCCACCACAACGTCGAACGCGCAGATTGCACCGGACGGCACTCTGACGGCGGATACCTTCACCGACAATGCAACCAACCTCGCCCATTATGTTGCTCAACAAGGACTAAGCACGACTTCTGGAACGGCCTACACACTCAGCCTGTATGTGAAGCGTGGCACGCTGCCGTGGATGCAATTGCTGCACTTCGATGGGTCTACATCTCGTTGGGCCAATTTTAATCTCGCCACTGGCGAGGTCGGGAACTCCAGTGGTGCCGTCGGTTCTTCCGTTGCTCTCAGCAATGGTTGGTTCCGTGTCACCATCACCGTTACGTCGGGGGCCACTGGGATAACCGACTTCTACATTCTCGGCAGCCTCACCAACTCCGCTGCCGCGCTCCCCGCCTACGTCGGCACTGGGCAGACGATGTTCCTGTGGGGCGCGCAGATGGAGGCAGGCCCCGACGCATCGACATACATCCCGACCACCACGGTCGCGGTGTCACGGGGCGACGATCAACTTTCGTATCCGGTCCCGACCAACATCAGCGGTGTGACGGGCACCCTCTACACGGAGCAGTATTTCCCCACACCGCAAGACCCGAAAACGCAGGTTGTGCATCGCTTTTGGGACAACGTGACCTCACCGCAGTTCTATGCGGCACCACCCAAGAAGCTGTTTTCGCAGGTGGGTGTGTCCTTGTCCACCACCAACGCTCGCTACGTCGGCGTGCTGAACAAGGCAGCGACAGCGTGGGGCGGCGCAACCGAGTCGATGTGTCTCAACGGTGATGCGGTTGCGGCGATTGCCGGATGGTCGCCGCCGCCGAACACCGGGGTCATGTATCTCGGGTGCGACGGGTATCTCGGCAACGCGATGGCGGGCATCCTTCGCAACGTCAACATACAGAACGTGCGGTTGAGCGACGCGCAACTGGTGACGAACACCACATTGGCGGTGCCGCCCCCGACCTTCGACGCGCCGCTCACCAAGTCGCTCATCCCCGCTGCGTGCGGCAACTACCTGCCGACGTTTGTTCGTTCGTCGTTGGCGATGGTCCCCGATTTCGAGGGTGTGCTGCGTAACTGCGCGCTTGGCGAGGCACGGTTCGCGGGTGCGCGGCGGGTGCAGAATTTCGTTCCCACGGATATGTCGGTGGCGGCGTGGAGTGTCAACGTCACGTCCGCCAGAACGACGGGCGTTGCCGATCCGAATGGCGGCACCACTGCGATCACGCTGACGTTCACCAACGGTGGGCCGACCGGCGCTCTTTCATGGCAGCAGAACCTTCTCGATTTCGGCCTGCGCCTTCGCAATTCCATCTGGATGCGCCGCCGCACCGGGACGGGGATAATCAGAATCACAGGTCCCGATAGCGTCTTGGTGGATGTGACGGCGGTGTTGACCGCTGCGTGGCAGCGGATCACGGTGCCTTCGACGTTTGGTGGAACTCTCAGCGGTACGACCTCCAACTACGGTTTCGGCATCCAGATAAACACGCTCGGGGATGCAGTCGATCTCTGGCAACCGCAGATGGAGTTGTCGGGAGTCGCCAACGACGCTCCCTCCGACTTCCTCGCCAACCCCTCCCTCTACGTCAACCCGTTCCAAGGCAGCGGCGCAGATGGGGTCAAGTGCTACGACACGACGAATGGCAACTCCGTCGTCAACAGCGTCGTCGTCCCCGGCGTCGGCACACCGATCCCCGCAGCGACGTTGCTCGGCTACCTTGTCGAGAATCCGGCAACCAATCTCGTGTTGCAGTCGCAGACGTTCGACAACGCTGCGTGGACCAAGAGCGATGCAGTCGTCACGCCGAACACACAGGTCGCGCCGGACGGCACGCTGACGGCGGACACCTTCGCGGACAACGCGAACTCCGTGGGACACGGCATATTCAACGGCGCGACCACCACGGCCACCCCGGCCACGACGAGCCTCTACATCAAGGCCGGGACGATGCAGTGGGTGCAACTCAGCCTTCGCAACTCCATTTGGGCCAACTTCAACCCATCGACCGGCACGATAGGGTTCGTCGCCGCAGGCTGCACGGCCTCGGTGGTTGCGCTGCCGAACGGGTGGTATCGGTTGAGTGTCACCGGCACCGCGACGACCAGTTCCGTGCCGTCGGTGTACGGACTCAACGCGAACACCAACTCCTACGCCCCCGTCTACGTCGGCACCGGAGCCACCGTGTTCATTTGGGGGATGCAGGTGGAGCAGACCTCCTACCCCACAACATACATCCCGACGACCACGGTGACGGTGACGCGCAACGAGGATGTGGTGTCCTACCCAATGTTCCGCAACCTTACGGGGGCACAGGGCACAACCTACGTCGAAACCATGCTGCCCTACGCCTCGGCGTTGACGCGGTTGGTTTTCCGCCTCTCCGGTCCTCCCGTCGGCGCGCCGCAGTATTATCAGGGCGCGGGGCAGTTGACGTTCTTCGCCCAAGGCGCGAACGGGGCGATCACCAACGCCGCCACCCCGACTGCGCGGAACAAGAACGGTTCTTCGTGGGACGCCGCCGGATCGTCTATCTGCGTGACCGGGGTAGCGTTGGTGACGGGGCCATCGGGGACGCCGCCCGTCTACGTCACGGCGGGCACTGCCGTCATGGGGTCCGCGCCTGACGCGCCGGGGTTGACCCTGCAAGGCTACATGAAGAACGTGAAGTTCTACAGCGTGCGCCTGCCCAATCCACAACTGCAAGGACTGACGACATGAGCGCAGTGACCCGTAGACTCGTTGTTCTCGCCGGGGCCACGGTGGCCGACCCGCTTGAACCCAACGACCCGCAACTGGCGGCGATGCAGGGGCGCGTCGGCATCAACCTTGAGCCGACCGGCGTGCAGAACGGCGCGTTCCCGTTGAGCGGGCCCACGCCCGACTTTTGGGACGTGCTTGTTGCTCCCGACTTCGACGCCTCGGCGTTTGTCCGGCTGTACGAGGCCGAGATGTACGACGACGGCACGATCATCGTCAAGCGCGACCTCTTCGGCCCCGGCGACTACCCGCACACATGGGCGGGGTGGCCGATCCCTGGAGACCCGCCACCGACGCAACCTACTGGGACGCCGCAGGCTGTTCCACAGACCATTGTTCTAACCCAAGGTGAAAAGAAAGCCTTGGCCGTACTCAAACGCAAGAAAGGGACTAAGTAATGGGACTCGAAGCAGTCATTGAAGCCAGTACGTTTGACAATCGGTTTGCGGCCGATAACAAACTCTATGTCGTGTTCGCCATGCACGCGGTGCAGAACGGCTTTCGTACAGAGCAGGAAGGTCGTCCTATATACGATGACGTGCCGCATGTACGCATCCACGTGCCGGGGGACAAGACCTCCGTAGTGGAACGCCCAGTCATCGAGGAAGACAAGATGCGCTTCCCGGTGCAGTGGGAGAAGTTCCAGAAGAACATGTCGCAGGCACCGGAAGGCACCCCGTTGGAGCAGTGGCCCCTGCTGACGATTGGGCAAGTGTTCGAATTCAAGGCGCTTAACATCTTCACCGTGGAGCAGCTCGCAGGAATAGCGGACACGCAGGCGCAGCGGTTCATGGGTGGGCATGAAATGCGTCGCAAGGCAGTGGCGTTCCTTGCCTCTGCTAAGAACACCGCTGAGGCGCAGCGGCTCGCGACAGCCAATGCCGAGTTGGAGCAGCGGCTTGATGCCAAGGATGAAATTATCCGGCAGATGGGTGCGCGGCTTGAGGCACTGGAAGCCAAGCAGAAGAAATAGACATAGAGGCTAGCGATGCCGAACCCTACGGTACTGAAGCAATGCCAGGATGCGCTGCGAGAGCTTGGGCTACCCGTGCCAGACTCCGCGGCACAGACTGAAGACACGACTGGGCGGCAAATCTTCGGCCTTTGGAACGCGCTCGGACAGGAGCTGTATGAGAAGTATCGGTGGAAGGAGTTGGAGAAAACGTTTGATCTTGTAACCGTGCAAGATCAAGCGGCGTATCCACTACCTGCCGACTGGGCGGGGCCAATAGATCAAACGGAGTGGGATAAGACAAACCACTGGTCCCTCATTGGACAGGCGACGCCGCAGCAATGGCAGACCCTCCAGTCAGGCATCGTCGCACTTGGCCCCCGGCTGCGCTATCGGTACGTCGGCAATACGGTGGAGCTCTTCCCCACGCCCACGGTCACGGGTGGAAATGTGTTCACCCCGTACAAGCTCAGTTTCATGTACTACGCGAACGGGTGGGTGGTGACGCCCGCAGGCGCTACGGCCAATGAATCTACGAGCGACGGTGATCGTGCGGTGTTTAGCAATCGGTTGATGATTAACGGTATCAAACTCAAGCTGTGGGAAATCAAGGGCTTCGATACGGCGGCGCTTGCCAAAGACTACGACATAATGTTCAATCAAGCCATGAGCCGTAATCAGGGTGCGCCTCGGCTATCCCTCAGCCCACGGGTGTCCCCGATTTACATCGGCCCGTGGAACATTAGCGACGGTAACTGGAACACGGGACCAACGGGACCATGACGCTGCCGTGGAAAAATAGTGGCCGGCGAAACGTCAGTAAGACGGCCTCCGTACCATCGCCGATTGGCGGGCTGAATGCTCGTGAATCGGCTGCGGCCATGCCTGTCACAGATGCATTGGTTCTGCGTAACTGGTTTCCATTTCCATACGCAGTATCCATGCGTAAAGGATGGAAAGAGCTGACTGTGGGTCTTCCGCACAGCAATACTCCTACGGTTTCTGTCCATCACCCAAAGGTTGGATCACGTACTATCGTAGCCTACACGGGTGGCAACATCTATACAATTCATGCTCCCGGTGTTGCGCCTGCACCTGCCGTCACAGGGCAGACAAGTGATTATTGGCAAACCACGATGTACTCTAACATCGGCGGTAACTATCTCTATTCCGTTAACGGCGTAGATGCTCCACAGATATATGACGGAGTAGCGTTTACGGCTGTTGCTCAGGTGGCGTCTCCCGCTACAGGCTTCAATGTCAGTGGTGTGGACCCCAAGAAGTTCATCCATGTGGCTATTCATCAACGTCGCCTGTGGTTTGTAGAGAAGGATTCCACGCAAGCGTGGTATCTTCCAGTCGATCAACTAGGCGGTGACGCGGCGGTGTTTCCTGTGGGGCAGCTATGGAAGTTCGGCGGTTTCCTCATGGCGATCTACACATGGACCGTGGACAGCGGCGATGGGATGGACGACAAGTTGGTGCTGATTTCGTCTAACGGTGAGTGTGCTATGTACTCTGGCACAGATCCAAGTGATCCTGATGCATGGAGGCTGGAGGGTGTGTTTCGTCTGGGTGCTCCCGTTGGTCGCCGCTGCGGGGTGAAGTACGGCGGCGATCTTCTTTTGCTGACTACCGATGGGATGGTTCCTATCTCGGCGGCGCTGCAAAGCACTCGCGTCAACACAGCGGATACACTTACAGACAAGATACAGCACACCATCAGCGAGCTCATTTCCCAGTATAAGAGCGTTGTGGGTTGGGAAATGATGTTGTTCTACAATGAAAATCAGGTGTGGCTTGTAGTGCCGTCCGCTGCCGCAGTTTCACCAGTCAGTGCTCCAAAAGATGTGGTGCCGGGGACTATACCGGTCCAGATATACGCGATGAACACCATCAGTGGCGCATGGTGTCAGTTCACTAACATGGACATTCGCAGCACGGCCATCTACAATGATAATCCAGTCTTCATTACTGGGGATGGGCGAGTTTGCCAAGCGTGGACAGGCTTCTACGATAACGTACCGTGGGACAAGACGGTTGGTGAACGTATTGAACTTGAAGTGGTGACGGCATACAACTACTTTGAAGCTATGGGAGTTACGAAAAGATGGACAATGGCGAGACCCATTTTCCAGGCAGGAACAATTCCTGAGAGTGCCATCAATCTGGAAGTTGACTTTGCAGTGCGAACTTCACTGGCGATACCCGGTAGTGTTCAAGCCGGTTCAGACTACTTGTGGGATGACCCACGTTCACTGTGGGATGTAGCGAAGTGGGATCAGGAGTACGCCCGCTTTCGGCGGTGGCAATCTATTCAGGGCATGGGATACGCTGCGGCGCTCCATATGCTCGTAGCACAGAACGTGCAGACGCTCTGGGTCGCAACTGACTACGTGTTTGAACTTGGCGATACAATCTAGGAGTATATCATGGGAAGCAAGGCAAAGCAACCGAGCGCACCTCAACTGGGTGGTGGAGCAGGTGGCGGACTGGGTGGTGGATTGATGGGCGGAGCACCACAGGCGCAGCAATCTCCATTCGGTGGATTGGGTGGGTTTATGGGTGGCTCTCAGGGATGGGGCGCACCTTCTGGTCGGCTACACGGTGGCGGAATGATGTCCAGATTTAGCCGTCCGCAGGCAATGGCCGGGGCGCTGATGCAGCAACAGCCGTCCTCAGGGTTCGGATCGCAGGCCCCGCCGCCGTCGTTCGGCGACTACAGCCCCGGAGCACAGGCGGCGCAAGCTATGCCGAGCTTCAATGCCCCCGTGGGAGCATCCCCTGCTGCGATGCAACCTATGCAGAACTCTCCTGCTCCGCAAGATAACTGGAACACGTCTCCGCAGCAGGCTGCGCCAGATATGCAGGCAATGGCAGCTCAGCAGGCCGCAGCGCAGAACACGCAGGCTCCGCCTGATCCGCAGACGCAGCAGAACGCTCAGACGATGTTGCAGCAGAGAATGCAGATACCTACGCCACCGACGACAGGCCGCTTTGGACAGAATCCGCTGAGGTAGGGTGTACGTTCTTACTGCCGATGCGGAGCGGGTCGGGGAGTTTTGCTCTAAGTTGATGGGCAACATTCAGTGGGGCGTGCACACGGCGATAGGCATTGAGCGGGATGGTGAGTTGGTTGGAGGGGTGGTTTACGATGGGTTCAATGGTAGGAACATCTGGGCGCACATCGCGGGTAAGCCGGGAGCACGATGGCTTACTCGTGGGTTCCTTTATGCCATGTATCACTACCCCTTTATTCAACTTGGAGTGGAGCGCATTACCGGCCCAGTGGACGCCTCCAACTTGGAAGCCATTCGTCTTGATAAGCACATGGGCTTCGTACATGAAGCTACGCTACACGGGGCTTCGCCAAACGGTGACCTGCTCTTGTTTGTAATGTGGAAGAAAGACTGCAGATATCTAGGAGACCGCTATGGGCGGCAAGTCAAAGGCACCGAAAGCACCTGATCTCGTCGCTGCGAATGCTCAGCAGGTCCAGCTGAACAAGGACGCTGCCACCGATGTGATGAATCAGAATCGGTATTCGCAGACAACACCGTTTGCGAGTAACGATTGGGTGACTGGCCCGGACGGTAAGGTCACGAACGTCACCACGCTTGCTCCGGAGCAACAGGCGCTTTATCAAAAGAATAACGCGCTCGCACAGCAGATGTCAGGCAATGCGAGCGGTGCACTAGATTCCTTCATGGGCCGATACTGGGGTGATGGTAGTGGTGGCGGAGGCGGGGGTTCCTCATCTTCCAGTGGTGGGGGTATCAACGTCAGCATCCCCAGTAGCGCGGGAGGCAGTGGGGGTCTTCCTGGAGGCATCCAGACCGACTTGGACTACTCCAAGTTGACTGGGATGCCGACCACTGATCCCGGCGTGGCGCGGCAGCAAGCGCAGGATGCTCTGTACAAGATGAACACGCAGTATCTTGACCCACAGATGCAGAATGCCCAAAAGTCCCTGGAAACTAAGCTGTCCAATCAGGGACTGGTGCCGGGTACGGAGGCATACAATCGGGCCGCGCAGTTGCAGAGTGATTCCTCCCAAAAGGCTTACGAATCAGCGCGGCAGGGTGCGATCGCCGGTGGCGGGGCCGAGGCGGAGCGGGCGCAGAACATGGCGCTACAACTCCGCAATCAGGGTATGACTGAAGCAGGCAACCTCGGTGCGTTCCACAACGCGGCGCAGGATCAAGGTGCGAAGCAGTGGCTCCAGAAGTACGGGTACGATTCATCTAAGGACGCCACTCTTGGCGCTGCCGGTATCAGTGCCGGAGCGTCTATGTCTAATGCTCAGCTTGCTGCGGACAACGCAAACCGCGCAGAGCAATTCAACGAGCTGTATAAGATGGGACAGTTCGGGCAGAGCGGGCAGATGATCCCGCAGTTTGGCACCAGTCAAGGGAACATGGGTAACTACGGCACGGGCAATCTCGTAGGTGCTGAGCAAGCCCAGTACCAGGACGCGGCCCAAGCGGCACAGAACAAAGGTGGAATGCTTCCAGCGATCGCAGGATTGGCGGGCACGTACTTCGGTGGCCCGCTGCTCGGTGCAGCAGGAAAGGGTCTCGGGACAGCATTGTCGAATTACATGACGAAGTAGGAGCACGAAATGCCCACCTATAAGCCGATCTATGGCACTGACGCACCCGGCGACTTTGATGAAGATCAGACCGCCATAGATCAGCGTAAAGCGCAGCTCCTCGCTGCCATGAAAACACCCGTCGGTGGTGCCGGTTCGGGGTGGGGCGGTGCGCTCGCCAACTTCCTGCAGAATTCCATCGGCACTGCGCTGATGACGGGTGAGAACGATAAGAGTAAGGAACTTGCGGGGCGTCGGCAGCAGACGGCACTGGATGCGCTAAGGGAGTATGCGAAGCCAAAGGTAGAGGCGCAGCCAGAACAAAATCCCTCCGTTCCGCCACCGGAGTTGGAAAGTCTTGGTGGTGGCCCGCCGCTACCGACGACGTATGGTCAGCAGCCTCCCTCACAGCCGGGGATGCCAGAACAACTGAGTGGTCCACAGAGCGCACCGGCAGCGCCTCCGGATGCAGGGCCGGAGCAACTGGGTGGACCGCCAGATGTTCCGCCTACTCCAGAACCGGGGGGCGGGATGGTGCCTCAGCCTCCATCGTATGCGTACAAGGCTGCGACGCCGATGATTCCTAAGTCGCTGGAAGAAAAGCTGCCGCTCATTGCTAAGATGGCGCAGGGTGGCCCGATGTACGCACACATCGCGCAGAGCGTGCTGACTAACGAGATGGAAGCACCTGCGAAGGAGGAAGCGCGTAAGGCGGCAGTACAGGATAAGAAGGACGCAGCAGCAGAAGCGGCTCGCCAACGGACGCACGAGATCGAGCTCAAGCAGATTGAAACAGCGCGGTTAGACGAACATCGCCGCATTGATAAAGAGGCAGAGAACGAGAAGGACCGTGATCTTAAGAGGGAACTTGCCGACCAACGAGCAGCGACGATGGCAGGCTTGGCGGCGTTGAAAGCTTCTGGTAAAGCGGACGGGCAGACCGATCTAACGCCGGAGGCGATTGACCTTGCCGCGGAAGAGTACCGGCGCACGAAGACCATGCCTGCACTGGCCCGCAGCCCCAATGATATGAAGGCCATCCTTAACCGTGCTGCTGAGCAGATGAAGGATGCAGGTAAGACGTCGGCGGAAACAGTTACCGACCGCTTGGAAGTCAAGGCTGTGCTTCCCGCGTACACTCAGCTCAACAAGGACTTGGCGTTCATCCGGCCATATGAAAAGATGCTGGACACAAATGCACAGGTTTCCAAGACCTTAGCGCAGAAGGCCATCGCTACGGATGCGCGGCTTGCGAACCGACCTCTTAATTGGCTGCGGCAGAACATTGGTGACAATCCTGACGTTGCCGAGTTCCTCGCACAGACGCACATTGTGCAGACGGAAGCGGCGCGGGTGCTGAACAACCCCCGCCTGACCGGGCAGCTTACGGATACGGCGAAGCGCGAAATGCAGGACATCGTCAGCGGCAACATGACCCTCGGTTCGTACACCCGTGTTGTGGACCGCCTCGTTACCGACGGGCGCAATCGGGTGGCAGCAATGGAAGGCGAATCGGCGGCGCTCCAGAAGCGACTGTCTGGCGATGCGAAGTCTACAGTGGCCCCGGCTGCGGCAGGTAAGACTGTTGCGCGTACGGGAAAGACGGCAGATGGTAGAAAGGTCATAGAGTACACCGACGGCACACGTGAGATTCAATAATGGCTGATGACGGCATTGTTTGGGATAAGGACATCCAATGGGATGAGCCTAAGAAGGCTGCTCCACAGTCTACGTGGCAGCAAATCAAGAGCATGGTGCCGAAGCTGCCATATGGCGAGGCACTGGAGGCCGGTGCGGGCCTTGTTTCCGGTGCCGTTGCTCCTGCCGTGGCGGGCATCACCGGACTTGCCGGTTCAGTACTTCCTGGCCCGGAAGGGCAGGGTGCGGACTGGGTTAAGGAAACTCAGGATGCGCTAACCTACGAGCCACAGTCCAAGAATGCCCAGATGGCGCTGCATCTTCTTGGGTTGCCGGGGGAGTATCTTGCTAAGGGAGCCAATGCTGCGGGTGAATGGACTGCTGAAAAGACAGGTAGCCCCCTCATAGGTAGCGCCGTCAACACTGGCATCAACGCTATTCCTCTTCTACTCGGTACCAAGATGCCGGGGGCTAAGGTATCCACGTTTGAACGTGCGCTGCCCGGTGGGGAACTTCCTAGTACACCGGGCGCGAGGGCTAAGGCTCAGGCCGCTGCGCTTACACGGGACGCCGATGTTGCTGCCGCGCAGGATGCCGGATACAAGCTGCCACCGGGGCGCATCAACCCCGATTCGTTCTGGAACAAGACGCTGGAAACCATCGGTGGTAAGGCAGCGGGAGACCGCGGTATCAGCGAAGCCAATCAGCCTGTAACGCAAGCGAAAGCTCGGCGTGAGGCGGGGCTTGCGGTGGACGAACCCATCAACCTAGACACACTGTCCGCATCCCGTGATACGTCAGCGGCTCCGTACCGCGAAGTTGCCAAGGCTGTGGAGGGCGCTCCGTACACGGAAGTTCCACCGCGTCCCGGCACTGGGCCGGGGACAGGTATCCCCGCTGAGGTTGTCACTCCGGGAATGGAAATTACCCCTGAGTTTCGCGCCAAAGTAGGCAGCGAAGCGGACAGGGTACGCGCTAAGATAGCAGAGGACCCTGAGGCCTTTAAGTCTTTGGAACCTTCGCTCAAGCTGCTAGATTCCGCCCTCCGTAAGAGCGAGATGAATCCTGACTTTGTGGTGGACCGGATTACGCAGTTGCGCTCCGACGCCAAGAAGGGGTTTGAGTCCCGGACCGCCTCCACCGTGGAGAAGGCCCGCACCCAACTGGATCTTGCCAACAACATTGAAGCACTGGTAGAGCAGAACCTCAAGGAGAAGGGGGATGTTGGGGCGCTTACACGTTTTCGCGAAGCCCGCACTAAGATCGCCAAGACCTACGATGTAGAGAAGGCCACACTGGCGACAGGAGAAGTTTCTGCCAAAGCAATCGCTGATTCACGAAGCAGAGGCACCAAGATATCTGGTGAGCTGGGGGACATTGCCGATCTTGGGTCTAAGTATCCAGAGGCCGCGCAGATTCCTTCCCGTGCGCCTACGACGGCCATCAATCCAATGGACCTTGGACTGGCGATACTGGGCCACACGGTCAATCCTGCCGGGATAGCTTCCAAAGTTTGGACGGGTGTACGCGCCCCGGTACGTGCTATACTTAAGAGTGATGCGTACCAAAAGGGAATTCGCCCACAGTATAGCCCGTCTTATGCTTCCAAGCTCGTAAAGGGATTACAGCAAGAGGGTGTGGTTCCGGGACTTGAATCACTGGGATTGAGTGAACATCGCAAGGAACTCTTGCGTCAGTTGTTAGAAGAAGGAGCACCACAATGAGCCGTGACCCATCTGGCAATTACTCCCTTGCCCCCGGCAATCCGGTTCTGACGAACACGATTATAGCTACCGCGTGGGCCAACCCCACGATGACCGACCTTGCGGCGGCGATAACTGATTCACTCTCGCGTAGTGGCAAGGGCGGGATGTCCGCACCGTTGGCGATGAATGGGTACAAGATTGTATCCGTCGGCTTCGCCACGGAGGCTAACGATGTACCACAGGCCACACAGATACGGGACCAAGCGTTTTCCAATGTGACGGTGACGGTAGATGCCAGTGGCAACAACTACGTCGGCACCGCACTCCTAGCTACCCCGTTGAGCAATGGTGGTTCGTATAACTTCCATGCTTTCGCTACCAACACTGGACCGATGACGTTAGCGATTAACGGCAGCGCCGCGTTGCCGATTCTCATCAACGGCGCACCAGTGCCTCCTGGCCTTGTTCGTAACGGGGCCATTGTGACCGTTTTCTTCTCCAACCTGACATTTCTCATTGCCGGAGTGGTGGCGGGGGCCACTGGCACTGTGAACTCGGTGCAGTCTTCCGACCCGGCACTGATCTCGGTAGTGAATGACACGGGCACCAATATCGCCACACTGACCCCGCACAGTAACGTCGCGGGAGGCATGACCAAGCTGGACAGTAGCGGCAAGGTGCCGATCATTCAGCTGCCTTTCACCGACATACATTTCGTCGGCGTGTGGAATGCGGCACCGGGCGTTCTACCCTCTACTTCCGGTATCTTCAACGGTAACTTCTACGTTATCACCGTCGCCGGTACACTGACGCTGTTCCGCGTCACTGCCGGAGGTAACGTCTACACCGCACAGGCCACGCCGGTCGCGGTAGGCGATGCGATCATCCTGCGGGTTGGGTCAACCAACCCGAACGCGCCGGATGGGTGGTACTACGATCCCCAATCCAGCACCGTCGTTGCCGCATCCACGGTGGTGATGAATGCTACCCCGACGCTGCCCGCCGTCACCGACGCGCAGTCGTGGATGAACCAGATGGACCCGATCATCGCAGGAAAGCTGCCAAAGGCAGGCGGCACGATGACCGGACCCATCATTCAACCCGCACTCCCTGCTACAGCAAACGAACTAGCGAACCGGCAATACGTTGACAATAAGACAGCGGCGCTCGTTGGCGTGCTGTCATTCAACTCGCGCACTGGAGCGGTGGGGCTGACTTCCTCGGATGTAACTGGAGCGTTGGGGTATGCGCCTGCGAACTTGGCCGGGGCCAATTTCAGCGGCGGCATCAACGCTCCTTCTGTTGCGTCCGCTGGATTTGTCACTTCCGGCAAGGGTTTCTACACATCGCCTAGCTACGGGTTTATCGCGTTTGGCGATGTTACCGTGGACTTCAACAACGGGCAGTCGCAGATTTACTACCTCAACGCCGCGACGAATATTACGGCAGTGAACAACATACCGGGGGGTGCGATCTTGCGTCTGGTGATCGCCAACACCAACATCCCGCTCACTTGGCCCGCCAGTGTTCACTGGCCTCTGGGCGTCACTCCTTCGTTCGGGGCAGGCCCACTCAAGCGGGCGATTGTCGTGCTTGAGAACGACGACGGCAGCAACATCCTCGCCACGGCCTCCATCTACTGATGCCCACCCCCACTACTCTGTTCCTTGAAGGCGGCTCTGGGCAGTCAGCGCCGCGCAATGCGCTGTTCGGTTCGCGCATTATGGGGCGACTGTATGATGAAGTGGGTGCGTGGATGCCGGGGGAGCAGCTAGAGTTCGTGCTGCCCATTTCTTTGGCCGTTCCTTCGGGAACGTTCCCAGGTGGAGAATCCATATTTACGGCCACCACGGATGCCGATGGTAAAGCGGTGTCGGAGTTTATTCAGGCCGATGGCCTGCTCGGGACGTGGGTGGGGACTGTGGCCTCCGTTACCAATCCAGCGGTACGGGCTGATTTCTATCTCTCCAATGTGGTGGTGCCGCGCACTCCAACCTCCGTACTCATCACAGCTAACAGTACGCAGACGGTAGTCTACTACGACTCGTTCCAGCCTGTGACAGCCCGCCTGCAAGACGAATCAAATAATGGAGTACCCTTCGCTCCATTGACCATGATCTGTCCGGGTGGCACGGGAACATTCCCCGGAGGGAGCAACGCCAGTACGGTGACAACCGATGCCGGGGGCTACGCAACGTTCCCTCCGTTCACCGCCGCCAACTTCGCAGGTACTTTCAACCCAACTATCTCCTATGGAGGAGTGTCGGCCAACGCTACGTTCACGATTGCCGACCCATCCATCCCGGCCTCACTATCTCCGTACGCGGGGAACAATCAGTCCACGCCTCCAGGCTTTCCGTTCTCGCAGCCGTTGGTGGTTCGCGTCGCCAACGGTGCGGGCGGGCCGGTGGCCGGAGTAGTCGTCACTTTCGATGCGCCGAACAGCGGAGCATCGCTAGTGTGGGCCGCACCGTATACCGACCCAGTGACAGCATCCACGGACTCCAATGGGTTGGCCTCATCCCCATCGCTCACCGCCAACGCCACGGGCGGCACCTATCTCGTAACGGTGACGCAGATAAGGGTTCCCAACCCGACCTACTTTCAACTCACCAACGGAGGTAGCGCACCCGGTGGTGGAAATAACGCGCTGATAATTTCCGAAGCATAGGAGGCACCATGTCACTAGGACTACTGTTCTGGATTCTCATGCTGCTGTGGCTCGTCGGCTACGGTTACTTCACAGCTCGCGGGCCGGTGGCGTGGCCGGTGGTAGGGCCGAACATACTGCTGTTCATCCTGCTGCTCATTCTCGGTTGGCAGACTTTCGGGGCCCCGGTCAAATGAACATCGGCGCAGTCCTTTTTATCCTGTTGATCCTGATACTGGTCGGCGTGTTCCCCGCGTGGCCGTACTCGGCGGGGTGGGGGCACGGACCCGTGAGTGTCGTCGGTATCCTGCTCATCATCCTGATTGTCCTGCTGCTGACGGGAAGGTTGTGACGGTGTGGTTGACAGCGGCAAGCCAATTGAAGTGCGCCTCGCACTCCTTGAGGCCAAGGTGCGGCTGCTCATCCTCGCGGTGGAGGGAATGATCGTCGCTGCCGTTACCGCGTTGATCGCCTACTTCTTTAAAGGATAGGGATTCCTATGAAGTACATTGTCTTTGGTCTATGCGTCACGCTTACCGGGTGCGCCACTACACTGGATCCCAACTACGCGATTCAGTTGGAGTCCTACAGGCTCACCATTACCAGTCAGCAGAATGTGGAGGTTGCCCGTGCGAGAGCAGAAGAAGCCCGTTACCAAGCGATGGCCCAAATCGCGGAGCGCTCGGATGGAGCCACCAAGTCTATGGCAATCCTTGCACTTGCGCTCGGAGGCAGGGGGGAATCCAGCACTCGACCTGTTGAAGTCCAGCTCCCCCGCATTCCTGAAACGCAAGAAGATCGTGCCCTGAAATGGGCAGCTATCTTCTCTGGGCCTACAACGGCACTGGTCAGCAGCTACTTCGGTTATCAGCTAGGCAAGGTGCAGAGCAACAATCAGGCTGCTACGACTCAGAGCAGCTACGCTGCCCTAGTCAGTATGAAGCCTGCACCGTTCCAACCCCTGCCGACTACGGATAGCCACAACATCATCAACACCACGACCACGACCGACACTAACGCTTGGGTAACCAATCGGGACGGATTAGTGGTAGTCGGGGGAGCACAGCCGACATCCGGCGTTCAAGACAATTCTCCTGTGACGATTGTGCCGCCGGTGTTTGTTCCGGTGGTAGTGACGAACCCGTAGTGTGATCCTCAAGTATGGGCGGGTGTTCGACGTATTCCCACTCGGTCACCGTTACCGGCGACGCCGAAAGCGCGGCGATGGCCTCGTACACGGTAGGGGCGTGACTCTCCGAGGGGTACAGGGCTTTCAGCCGCGCGATCAGGTCGGTGTGGTCGGTCATGTCATCTCCTTGTGGTGGTTAGCGTATCCCGTGGTTGGAAAGCTCAGCCCTCCCCGGAAGCATTGCACGACCGGGAAGGGCTTCGCCACTACAGCTCCCACCACAGGAGTGAAACAAAGTATGGCATAATCCCCCGCAAAGCGCAAGTATTCGTCCCATTACAGCATGACACCGAATAAAAAGCGGTTTTAGGGGCATTTCAAAGGGGCAGGGTATGCTACCACATGCCCGGTTTGGCCGTGCTTACGGTGGCCCGTTTGATTGGTCTTGCTTGGCTTCCCAGTAAGTGCCCGTGGGGCCGCAATGGGGGATTTGCGGGTTCTCCACGTAGGTACGTGTCATGTAGCAATCCGCAGGTTCCCCCGTCACGTTATCAACCAGTTCGGGATGACTACACTGGTTGATTTCCTTGTAGTGCTTGCACTGTTTGCAGATGCGGAGGGCCATCACTTATCCTGGTCTACGTAAGCCGGAGTGGCACCCGCCGCAATATCTTCACACTCTATTGCGTTGTGATGCGCCCACGGTGGTTCAAACTCCGCACAGTATATCTTGAGCCTACAGTTCCCACAGGTGTAGAGGAACCCCTTATCGTCAGAGCCTTCAAATACAAAGCCAATCCATCCGGACGGCTTGACGTGCTGTAGGAAGTCTGCGAATAAAGGCTGTGGCGGGCACTGGCGCACGGGATGCTTTTCTGCGAGCTCGATCATCTTGTCGATAAAGTGCCGCGCTTTGCGTAGGTCATTCGCACCGCCCTTGTCGCGATAGCGCATGATATACTTGATGGTTTGTGCTTGGAAGTAGTCCCATCCGTGAATAACCACGAGGTTCCAATGCTGGAATTCTGGCGGGCACTTCTTGTAGTGAGAGCCGTCTTCCTGATGGGTGTCTACGCTCACTTGAGGCACCTCCGTTCCAACCATTCGTAGCAGGCAATGCTCCAGTCGCAGCCCGGTATGGCCCCGATGCACTTCAACGCTGCCTCCTTATCCCCCTCTTTGTGAAGCCACCACGCATCCCAGATGCGGCACACGTAGTCGGTGAAGTAACTGGTGGTGAAATCCGCTGTGTCTTCTGGGCGCTCTAGAAACTTTTGCAGGTCCTCATCAAACTCGTCGGTAGTACAGAGCATGGGGAGCGCCCGCATATTGTTTGTCAAGTAGCGGTCATCCGAATACGGAACGAAGGACAGCTTTTCGTACTGCTCGTTCAGGTAAACGTGTGCGTTGAAGCTGACCTGGTGATACATCCCCACGGGCACCCCAATTCTGCGGGCTATGTACTCCTGCAAGAATGCGAAGTGTACGGCATTGGCCCCGCACATTCCCCAGATGATGTCGTTGCTACGATTGGTCACCATCATATCCAGATTGCCGTTGTTGATCTGGAACATGGCGTTCAGGTTGCAGGGGCGGTCTTTGCGCCCCTCCTCCAACGTGAGATCCACCTGCGGGTCCCACATGGTGAGTACAGCCCGCCGCGTCGTAGGGTCTTCCTGCAACAGCCGGGATACGTAGGCCAGTTGATCGAACTCCCAGTGCTGCCGCCACCGATACCCGTAGGCACCCGCGAGCGTGGCTCCGTCATCACTGTACTCCTTCATACGGGGCAGGAACGTAGTCAGAAACGCTACGTCATCCCGCCCGCCAAGCATCCACAAGGCCTCCATAAAGTGGAAGAACGGGTTGGCATCGCGCATGGGATTGAACAGCACCCGTTCCTGTGGACGGGTGTACGTGACGCATACCGGGGCATCTATCTTCAGGGCGGGGCCGTTGCGGGTGTCGACCTTGACGCCACTGGTCTTTACGCGCCAGAGCATATCGCACAGCGCACCGTTGACATTCCGTGCTTGGACTACGTGCATCGCTTCTCCTTGGTGGTGGGACTACGACAACTTACTGGAGGTCTTTGGTGGGTCCGGATTGAGGGATATCTCGGGCCACGGCCCCAGTTTCCTGCGAAAGATGGTGGTTTGGCCGGGGCCGGGTGTTTCTCCTAGAGTGTCATTCCATACGCGCACCTTTTCTAAGTCCACAGCTTTCAAAGCCGCTGAAATTTGCATACTCCGTTGATGGTTCTTGTGTGAATTGTCAAGCTGCATGAACGCGTAGATGTAGTCAGTCGTAACGTAGGCGTATGTTTCATAGTCCACCTTACTCCCTGCGGTTAGGGATTTGTACCGGGGCAGGCAACGAAGATCACGGGTGGCCCGCTGCACTGTTTCAGCAAACGGTGAAAGAGTATTCCGTGCTCTGACAACCAACTCCGTCTTGGTGCTCGGCATTTCCCACCACTCGTAGCCATCCTTGAACATTTGCACCGCTTCCGCAAGTATCTGGTCGCGGTTCTGCGTAATCAGGTCTACTTCCACGATGTATCCACAGCGTATCGGCCAGAAGCGCCGCCCGCCCGTTTCATCTGTGAGGTAGGTGTCCTCGTTCGTGGTGCCCACAATCACGCACTGTCGCTTCTGGGTAACACTGAGCCGTCCGTAGGGCAGGCGAAATGTGTCCTCGGAAGAGGACAGCAGTGACTTGATGGTGGCGTGGTCTGACCGCCGCATGGCCCGTAGCTCGTTGATGTCGTATATCCATGCCCCGGCCATGTTTTGGAGAAAGTCCTTGCTGCCCACATCGTGGACAGTGCTTTCCCGGTAGTAATCGCCTCCAAGCGCACGTAACGCACGGCTCTTACCGATACCCTGCCCGCCCTCAAGGATCAGCATGTTGTCAGCCTTACAGCCGGGACGCAACGCTCGGGCCACTAGGGATACGAGCCAGTTCTTACTCACGGCCCGTAAGTATTCTTTGTCTTCCGCCGAGTTGCAGTAGTTTTCGAAGAATGTTGGTACCCGTTCTTCACCATCCCACTTAATGTCTTCCAGATACTCGACCAGAGGGTTACGGCGAAAGCGTGGATTTTGGAACACCTTGAGAAGCGCATCTTCCACGGTGCCTCTTTTGAATGATGGTTCTACTTCATGCTGGAACTTGCCCAAGATACGGACGGCGTCCCCGTCTTCCATTGGCTTGCTGTCTACGACGGGCTTCTGCATGAATGTGTCGTACCACAAATTGTCCTTGAACCAATCGTGGACCTGCATGATGCGGGCGGCGTTTTCTGCGTTGGGAATGATACGGTCAAACTGACCATGCGTCCTAGCTCCGCTGCGGTAGGCGAGGCTCGCTACGCCATCCCACAAATCGTGTCCGTTGTGCCGGGGCAGCTTATCAAATCCTACTCCCTTTGTAGCGACTAGCCAGTCATCAAACCCGACCTTATCGCGGCCCTCGGGCAGCGTCACCACCACCGGCACTCGCCCCGCGTCACGCAACGCCAGACAGAGTTCAGCCAAACCATGCTGTACCTGCGAATTCGTACGATAGTCGCCATCAAAGATGATCTCAACCGTAGCTCCCTCCGGTATAGCTTCCAGTATGTGCGGGCTGACAGTGCGGTAAACCCGCGCATTCTTTGGACCCTTCCAGTTATGACAGCCACCAATGCCTATCGCCGCCATCTTAAGGAACTTCCACGCAGCGGCAGCTTTCTTTTCACCTTCTATAATCCAGTGTAGGACGCGGTTGTGGGCACCGCGCCAGTCAGCTCCAGGTGTGAAATATGGATAGGGAGGCACCCCCGCAGCCTGAGTATACTTGCTCCCGTCTTCTGCAGGCTCAAACCTGCGAATGCGGAACATGTGAGGGTGTAACTCCCCAGAGGGTAGGAAGTATGGAATCCTATACCCGAAATTGCCCTCCAACGCTACCTTCATATCATCGATAACTAGACCGCTCCGAGCGAGGTCGGATACAATCAAATCCATCATGTGGGGGACTCTTCAGAGGTGGGGTTGTACGGCCCACCAGTATGCGCCCGTGGCAGGTAGCATACAACCCCAAACTCCTTCTAAGACGTTGTTTTAATTGCCATTTCTGTAAGAGGACGAAACGTAGATCTGCTTAGGAGTACCCTCACCATTCTTGGCCCGACTCCACTTGTCAAACTCGCAAAGGCAGTTCTGGAGATTCTGCGCGTCCAACGGTTTGGGAAGGGATTGAATGATGGGGATGAGCTCCGTGCCTAGCTCCACCAATGTTTCCCGGAACAGTTGCGGGGGCCACTTGAATTTCAGGGGTCTACCCATCACACGATTCAGCCCCCGTTGGCTTCCAGGCCCCGGAGTACACCACGTCCACCAGTCTTCGGCGTTGGCGAGCACGGGCTGTTGCTTCAGGTCCGCCACCATCTGTCCTGCCATGAACGACCCTACGCCCCGGACCGCTTGGAACATATTGGCAGCTTCAGACAATGTTTCGCTACCCGCCAGATGAACTTCGTTGTGTACCCGCGTCACCAACTCCACGACATATTCCAGCTTATCCTGCTTGATACCGTTGGTGCTGACGATGTAAGCAGGATTGAACACCCGGTTGCCACTGGAGCGCCAGATGTTCAGGTTGGCTAGAACAGAGGTAGGTTCCCACGGGGAGCAACGCCCCAGAGTGTCTAGCGTCCGTGGTTCGTTGATGTACCGGGCCAATGCCACCCGTGCTTCACAGTGATGGGCATACGGCCCCAACCATTGATGGATGAACTCCGATACGGGGTCCCATTCCCGGTATACGTTACAGAAACGATATGTGCGGAGGATGGTGTCTGCCGTCCATGGGGGCGGTTCACCCCGGCCCCGTCGGACGGCTATGTCCACTCGTTCTTTGATAAAGTAACTCAGCTCCTTAATATTCATAAGGACGCGGCCCACGGCTGACGCGCACCAGACCTTCAGCACGTTCCCGGATGGGGGCAGGGTAGCACTCTTTCACTAGCTTTCCCCAAGAAATAACTACTTCCTTGCGGGGCTTACCATCAAACCATCCGGCCTTTGTTGTCTTTTCCACTAGCCGAGTATAGTCAGCGTGCCACCGATTAATCTGCTCGTGGCAGGCGTTGTGATATTCCAGCGTCCGGTAGGTAGAAGCTCCGCCGGGGGACTGGCTTTCCTTCTGGTCCTGCACGGTCATGTAGGTGATCCAGTTGGCGTAGCCCATCCGCAGTAGTTGGATGGTCATTTCCAAATCGTCTACCGGGCAGGTAAACTTCAGGTCGTGCTCTTTAACAATGTCGGCCCGTATGCCCCACGCACGGGTGATGCGGCCATTGAGGACTGTGTCCTCTTGATTGTTGGCGAACAGCCTCGCCCCAACGCCGACGTGAGCGTATTCCTCCAACGCTGTCTCGACATCTATTAGTGTCTGATGAAGTTGCGCTTGGGTGGCGGGCAGATAGCTACGGGTTCCGGGAATGCGGCAGGCCCAGTTTCCCAAGTCGTCATCCAGCATCAGGACGCTCTTGTCGGGGCTGTTGTTGATGATCCACTGGCGCGTCGCCCCAATGCGTTCGGCCGAACAGGCTACGGCAGTGTATCCGGCAGCTTGAAAACCCTTAACTTCTTCAGGCGGGCAGACAAGCGTGATGGGAAACACGGATACCGAGGCCAAAGCATCGGCAGTTTTCTGAAGCTTGGGTCCGCGACCTTTGGTGGGAATGTAGATGTACATGACTAGATGACCTCCAGATGTGATCAGACCCCGGCACTCAGGCCGGGGTCTGCACCGCAGCGACGGGAAATTACGCGGCCTTGATGAACCCGTGGGCCAGATCGTACGCGAAGTCCGGACGCGTAAGACCTTCTGCCAACAGTTCGGTGAACGACTTGCCGACGGCATACTTCGCATAGCGATCATACGCCGCGCAGCCCGTCCGCTTCGGGTTCGCTGCTACTTCGGTGAGCTTCTGGTCCAGCGTGTACGCGACCGCCGCAGGCTTCGGCTTACGCTTCTTCGCCACAACCGGGATGGGGTTGCCCTCAGCGTCCAGCTTCGGCGCTTCCGGTGCCTTGGCTTCGCCAGTGGCGACCTTCGTCTTGCGGGTCTTCTTCACCGGCGTTGCAGGGGTTCCATCCGTATTCGCTACTGGGCCTTGCGCTTCCTGTGTCATTGTGTACTCCGTTTGGGAAATGATATCCAGCTTGGCGCGGGCACGTTCGCTGATCTTCTTGTGACCGAGGATCCACACACGGGCGGCGTGAGCCGGATTTTGGTTGGACAACACGAACTTCTTGGTAAACTGGTCCGCCTTCATGGTGCATACATCAATGGTCGGACCTGCGGGATCGACGTAGGAAACCCGGCCACCGAGCCGATCTACGACGATAACGAACTTCTTATCCTCAACTCCACGGTGAACTTCAGCTTGTTGCATAGACCTCCTTGTGTGGTGGACAGCAACCCCATTATGCGCCTTCACGTCTAGGAATGCAAGACCTTTTGTAGATCGCTCCTCTATGAAGTAAGCGCGGCGAATAGCGCCCGCTGCGACTTATCCTTTCCATGCAGCACGCGCAGGACCTTTAAGTCTATCGTATCGTTGGCTAGAATGTGGTGGATGAATACGTGGGTGTTCGGGTTGCCCTGACGCCACACCCGTTTGAGCGCTTGGTCGTACAATTCTAGCGACCACGGCAGGCCAAACCAGATCACATGGTTGGATGTCCCCTGGAGGTTCAAACCGTGGCCCGCGCTTGCCGGGTGCGCCAACAATTCAGGCACGGCACCCGCGTTAAAACCGTTCACAAGCGCCTGAAGTTTGGTGGCAGTGGTAGCACCCCCAAGCCAAGCTCCGCGGCCCTGTAGGCGCTGTTGAATTCGGGCTAGGTCGTGGTCGTACTGGTAGAAGATTAGCGCGGGCGCACCGTTGAGCTCCTCCAGTAGATCCATAAGCGCGTCCAGCTTGGCATCATGCAAGATGGTGTAATCCGGCGCGGGACTGTAGAGTGCACCGTTGCAAATCTGGAGGCACTTGTTTCCGGCCACCGCAGCGTTCGCCGCCGTGACGACCCCACTTGCTAGATCAGTGATGAAGTGATTGTAGATATCCTCGTAGGTGCGACGCGCAGCCGGGGGCAGATCTACCATCACGTTGATATTCACCAGTTCCGGAAGCTCTAGGTAATCTTCCGCAGCCAACCGCAGACACAACGGTTTAATCTTTTCGTAGATTTCCTCCGCTGCACCGGGTCGCGGTTCCCATTTGAAGCTACCGGGCATGGGCGGAATGAAGTACATTGTTCGGAAATGTGTGATGTATCGGCCCAGTGCAAGTCCGCCATCCAGTAAGAATATCTGCGCCCACAGGTCTTCCAGCCCGTTGGCGCTCGGGGTGCCTGTCAGTATCCACCGTTTATCAAATGCGTTCAGGTGTTTGCGGAGCGCCTTAAATCGTTTGGACTGGGAGTTCTTTAGCCGGGTGCTCTCGTCCACAATCAAACTGGTGGCCCCTGTGCGCTCTATTCCATGCGCGGTCAGGAACCAATCTAGCCCCTCGTAGTTTAGGACGTAGATGTCTGCCGGTGTACGCAGTAGTCTGTCTTTATCTGGTCCGTGCAGCACTACGATGGACAGATTATTGAAGTCTGCCCACTTGGCAATTTCACCCGGCCAGACATTCTGGGCTACCCGTAGAGGTGCGAGTACTAGCGCAGGGCCATCGCCCACCTTTGCTTTCAGTAGCTTGAGCGCGGCCAGTACAGAGCTAGTCTTCCCCATGCCGGGGTCAAGGAACAGTGCCGCCCCGCCATGTTCAAGCAAGTGCTTGACGCTACGGAGTTGATACTCGTGTGGGGTCCAGGGTTCGCTCATGGCTTGCACACGCAGAGTAATCCGGTCTTTACTAGCTCGGAAGTCTCACGCTCCCACTTGGCACCGAATGCAATGCCGATCATAAGGCAAGCGCAGGATATGGCGCAGTAGACGAGAATAACTGTGGCGGGTCTCATTTGATTAGAGTACTTTCCAGTAAAGCGAATCCCTCTGCGGTATTATCTACAACTTCTACGCGATAGCCGAGGGACACAAGCTGAGCGTGAATGTACGTCTGCAACCGACGGGGTGGCTCACCTTCCCGCTTGTACTCCACCATTAGCGGTTTTCCGCCGGGGATGAAATACAGCCTATCGGGGAAGCCTCGCTTGCCGCGCAGGTTCAGTTTGATGTGCAGGATGTGGAGCTTATCCGCATACGTGCACATCGCTTTTTCTAAATCACTTTCTAGCCGAACGTACACGGGCCTCCCTTGCTCTTCGCATAGGCACACCACTTGCAGTGCTGACCGGGGCGAGGCTTAAACTCAGCATCCATAGACATTTCCTGTGCGATGTTTGCCCACCGCTTCAGTACATGCTGACTTGCGGCCTTGTTCATAGTTCGCTGGAGTTTGGCACTCGGTCCTAAGTCTAGATACCAGTTTTCAGTCTTGGACACTTTCGCCTCTGGGTAGATTAGGAACGACACAGCGGCGTAGAGGTCTAGCTGATTAGCGTGGGTGGCGCTCACCTTGCCGGTCTTGTAGTCAATCGTCTGGACCGTAAGCTCTGGCTCATCGTAATACTGAACATCAAACACCATTCGCGCCCACGCATCTTTTGCGAAGAACTCTGTGGGTTGCCAGAGCGAATTGAATGCAACCTGTAGCTCCAGCTTCGGCTGCTTTTCCCGCAGCGCCATCAACTGTGGACGGAACAATTCTAGCTGAGGCGCACCGGGGGCAGGTTCAGGAAGCTCTACCCGTCCCGGTCCAACGAAATGCTCTAGAACACTGTGCCAGTAAGTTCCCCGCTCGGCCGCTGCACCCGGCGGATCGGGCAGCTTGTCGATCACTTTGAACTTCACCTTTTGCGGGCACTGTTGATACGCGCTAATGCGGGAGTACGACCACTGGTTGATCATGTGTTGGGTTCCCGGTAGGTCCTGCCACGGATTACGTTGCTGATAGATAGCAGGGTTACGTCGTACATCTGGGCGAGCTTGGCCTGTGAAATGTCCCCGGCAGCGTAGCGGATACGTATTTCCCGCGCCTTTTCAATCGTAAGCTTCTTTCCTAGGTTACTGTGGTCCCGGACGATGTAGGCCACACCATCGTCGCCGATGGCATATTGTGTCATAGGGTCTCCGCTAGGTCTTGATAGTTGGCCCCGTAGCTGCCGTCGCTCAGCATGGGAACATCAAACTCTACATCGGCCATGCACTCCGCCAATCTTCTCATTTCCTT